CATGCTTAAAATAGTGTCAACTACTTTGTTTAAATTATTTTTATCAACATATAAGGACCTGTTATCATACATATCCTGGCACAATATCATTACAACAATGTAAACATCTTAGTGTTCATCTATTTCCTCGTCAGTTAATCCTGTATAAGACTTAACAAATTGCTTTGCAACATTTAGTAAATTTTCAATTTCTGCTTCGTTATATTCTCCATCTTCAAGACGTAAATACTCTACTACATTATTTACTGTTATTTCGCTTACTTTCATTGGATTTCACATCCTTTTTAGGCTTCTCTTTCACTTCTTCTACATATCCAGCTTGGAGAAGGTCTTGGAGTATAGCTTTATCGCTACACTCCTTGATTTCTCCTTTATACATAGAAAAAGCACCAGAGAAACTTACTAGTGCTCTAACTTTCATATAACCACCCCAATTATTCTGACTTCATTACTAGCTTAGCAATCTTTTGAGCATTCTCAACTTTAGAATCCATTTCTAACCAACCTACTACTCCTACTGCGTGTTGAGTTAAAAACTTCTCTCTTAATACTTCTATGTTCATTTCTTCAGATAATTTGACAGCTAGTCCACTCATATCTCCATAGTAAATTGCAGTTTTTCCAGCTTCCATTCCTGGCATATTATCAGAAGTATAAACATCTTTACCAAACAATGTATATCCCCATCTTGCCGTAGCATCTTTATTTAGGATATAGTTACCATCATTATCTTTTAATTTTCTAATTGCGGTTCTAGTTGCTTTGTTCATTATCCAAATCGCTCCAGCTTGATATACATCAGGTATTGCTTCTTGTAAGTCTATTAGTTCATCAGCTGTTATAGCTGTTGCACTTGCTGTTTCTACTTTTTGTGTTACTGTTGATAATCCTTCTATCTTTCCTGATGTACCAACTAATAATTCTTTTTCTATCCATCTAGCTATTGCTTCTGCCATTTTATCAATTACAAAATTTACAATATCAAATTGTGAATTGTTGATTAAAGACTTAGAAATCTTAGTTAATACTCCAGCTAGGAAACCTTTTAATTCAATGCTAGCAAATTTACCTGATGTTGATTCTAAATCAGTAAATTCAGTCGCATAAGCCATATTTATAGCTTGACTAGATTCATCATAATAAGGTATGCTTAATGTTCCTCCAACATTGTATCTAGTAGCTAATTGATAAATTGGAGATATGTCATAAACTTTACTTATAATCTTATTTGCTATGGATGATGGTATAACTGCTCCATTATCTCCAACTGTTAAATTAACATCTGCTCTTTCTTCGACTATTCCTCTGATATAACACTCAAAAGCCCTTTCTTCTGCTAAAGCCCTTTCTTCTACTTTATCATCTTTCTTCATATCTTCAATTATTTCTAATCCTTTTGCTCTTGTTTCTGCTTCTATTGTTGCATCTAGATTCTTAACTTCTTTTTCAAGAGTATTAAACTTGTCCATTTCTTCTTCTGTCATAGCTCTCTCTTCAGCTTTTGCCTTATCAACAAGTGTTTGCATCTCCTTAACTTTATCATTTCTCTTTTCAATTAACGCTTTTATATTCATTAATTATCTCTCCTTCCTTAAATTATTAATTTTATTTTCAAATTCTGAGTAATCAATTGTATCTTTTTTCTTTTCTGTCAAATCTTTAACTGTTACTTCACTTTCAGCAGCTCTAATTTCAATTTCTTCCTCTTCTTCTGCTCTTACCTCAATAGATGTAGCAGAATATACAGGCATTTTCCTTAATGCTAAAGTAATTTCTGTCATGATAAAGTCTTTCACTCGTCTTAAAGGTAACTTACCAGCTCGTTCTTCTATTTCATCCACGACTTTCATCATATTAAAACTCCAGCCTTTTAGCTTACCTTTCTTTGCCCCTTCTATCACTTCTTCATCTGTTACTATTGCCTCAGCTCTTAGGCCTATTTCATCTTCATAAACTTTTAACGTTCCTTCTTTTGTTGATGCTATTGTTCTTTCATGGTCTACTTTCAAATCAACATTATCTACTTTTTGCAATGCTTTTTTAAAAGCTCCTTGTTCGATTACTTCAATTACCTTACCTCTAGGAGTAATTACTGGTCGGCTTTCTCTTCCAGGTACATTGACATACCCAGAAATATGAAGTCCATCTGCTCTAATTTCAGCTTTAATCTTCATCACCACCTTTCAATTCTCCTAATTTTTTAATTGAATCAGTATTAGGAGTATATATTTCCCCTGTTACTGGATTGTATAAAACAGAATCTAAGCCTAATTTAATCCAATTAATTCCTAACGCTGGTAAGTCCTCCATATATCTGACTTCATCAATTTGCATAAAGTTTGATTCTATTGCTATCTTATAAGCTTCAAATCTTTCCTTAATATCACCTTTGAGCATTTCCTTAGTATCAAAGGCAAAATAAAAAGAACTCTTCTCTTTTTCGAGTAAAAGTTCTCTATTTAAAGCACACTCTATAGCTTTTAATACTGGCATAACACCCATTTTAAAAGCGTTTGTATATTCTTTTGCTGTAGCAGTACCTTTTATAATATTTTCAGGAATATTAAATAGTTTACATATTTCAGCTGAGTTAGTTTCTTTATTTTCATTTAACTGCATTTCTACACTTGTATTACTTGCTTCTTGAAATTCTAAACCATCATTTAGAATTACAACATTATCGCTGTTATTACTGTAAAGCCTCCTCCATGCTTCTTTAAGTTTATCAATTGCTTCTTGTGTTAACTTTCTAGGCGATTTTATAAAACCTTTTTTATTTCCACCTTTTTTAACCAAAGTTTCTTCAAATATCAATGAGTTATAAGCTACACTTAATATTAAATTATTTTCTTCTATGAGACTAATTCCCTGAGCTCCATCTTTTGTATTTCTTAAAATTTTAATAAACTCATATGGCCAATATCCTTTACCATTAACCAATATTTTATAATCTTTAAAAATTGGATCTGTATTTTTAACGATTGATATATAACTTTCATCAACATAATGTAAGCTTATAACATTGTTTAAATTTCTATTTATATAAGCATATCCACCTTTACCTAGAAAGTAATCTGTTATAATTGCTCTCCAAAATTGAACTGCATCCAAAGTATCTTTTGTATCATCATTTAATAAATCTACTCTTACATCATCCTTCACCTCCTCAGCTTTGCCATTATTATCTTTATAGAGTTTAATCGGTAGCATTGATACTGTATCAGCTATAAAATTGATACAACTTTGTACACTTGGTATGTTTAAAGCTTGCTCTTTTGTTATAGTGGTATTACCTAATAAAGCTTTTAATAATACATCATCTGTTGAAGGTTCTACTACTTGTTCAGTTCTTTCTTCCTTCTGCCATGGCCATTTCAATTTCTCACCACCTTTCTATCCAACTTGAACAGAAAAATCATCCATTCCATATAATAAATCTTGTTGCAATAAATAAATGGCATTAATTAATGCCACTACCATATCAACTTTACCTTCTGATTTTTTCTTATTAACGTATTTATTTAAGTTAGTATCTTCTGTACAACGTGCATTTTGGAAATTTATTTCTAACATTAAATTTTCATCATAGTAGAATAACTTACTTAAAATACATTCTTTTAATAGCTTAGTAGGCATATGAAGTACACTTGAATGTTGTTTAATCTCAACACATTCATATCCAGAAGCTTCAAGTTTTTGTACTGTAGAAATAGCATTGTATCTGTCATATCCTATTTGTTGTATCTCAACTCCATACTTTTCTTCTAGTTTTAATATAAAATCTTCTATAAAGCTATAATCAATAACTTCATCTCCACATTCAAAACATACACCTTGTCTAATTAATTTATCATAATCAACTTTTTCTTTTTTACTTTTTAATAGTTTTTTATCTTTAGGTATAAATCCCCAAACTTTTGCATATATCTTACCTTCATGTTCACATACCATAGCAACCGCAGTATTGTCATCAGTTTGTGATAAGTCAAGCCCTACCCAAACACGTTTACCTTTCCAAAAACCTAAATTTTCTTTAATCTTGCACTCTCTAACTTTGGTAACGTCAATATATCCTTCAACACCAAGGCCTTTATACTTGATATTATTATGTTTACAAAGGTAGTTCTCACGCTTATTTTCATAGAGAATAGCCATAGTTCTCATATCTTTTATGGCATTGAAAATATATTCATGTGCTACTGCTACAGGATTAGACTGATATATAACCAAATCATTAGTCATCCACTGGTCATTAGTTAACAAGTCGTCATCAGGTTCATATAAAAGTGAAAATCGTCTCTTATCCTCTAATAGTCCATCCAGTACTTTTTTAGATATATCTATCTCATCAATCATTGCATTATTGTCGTTAGGATATTGAGTACTGATTATGATTCCTAGCTTATTAAATAAAGTTATTTGCGAGGACCTCATTGCTTCTATAGGATAACTGTCCATAGCTCCTGCTTCATCAGCTAGGAATGCATTAGCCAACTTTCCATCCATTCTATCTTCAGAATAAGCAAGTGGTATATATTCACTATCAGTTAACAAACATCTGATTTCACTTCTTAATATTTTAAATACACTTTCATCTGCTAATGCTGGACTTGCTTTTATAATCTTCCTAATAGCAAGTTTTAATTCGCTTGATAATTTTAGGTCTGGAGCTACAGAGAAGAATCTACTAAACTGTGGTTCTGTAAGCATTAACAAAATAAAAATGACCGCACTATTAAACGTTTTAAAGTTCTTACGTGCGATCTCCAATAATGCAGTTGTATAATATCTAATATCCTTATTTTCATCATTTTTGAGTTTAGTACAAAATACAGCTACAATTAGAAAATATGCATAATCTTCTAGGCCTTCATCCATAGGACAATGCAAATCGGGATGGACCATTAATTTTAACAATTTATTTATTTTATCAAATGTTTTTTCATCTACATATGCTTCAGGATTCCTGCCTTCTACTATATCAATCCATGCTTTTGCCTGTTTCTTAATGTATTTGCCAACTTTACGATTGCCTTCTTCTAAGCACCATAAAGCGTATTTATATGCTCTGCTTTCTTTAATCATTAGCTATCACTTCTTAATGCTTTTAATAATGGATTTTCCTCTTTATCAACCTTTTTAGGTATACTCCTTAATGCAGCGGCAATCGTCATTATGTTTTCCTTCTCAATATCTAGCAACATCTTTCTCTTGCTTTGAATTTGTTTATCTATAGATACCATTGTTTTATAAATATCTGCCAAATCTCTTGTAACTGTTCTTAAAACATCAAATTCTACTTCATTCCCTAGTTTATCTAATTTTTCTTCTAATCTTTGAGCCTGTTCAAATATTTTTTCTCTCTTGTTTTCCAGATCTACGCATTCAGCTTGAAGTAAACAATAACGATTAATAATCGGTTCATATATAGCATCATTCTTCTCTATGTTCTTTAGCAATTTATTTATTCTCAAAAATTCTTTGTGTGCTATTGGATTAGCTTTTACTTCAGGGCGTTCTTTTAATGCCACACCTGTAGCAAGAGCCTTTTCCCCTTCTTTTCTCAACTTTAATTCTGCTTTGGTTCTATGTGATTTCTTTTCTGCTTTTAATACTAAATATGGTTTAGGTGGTGTTGGCATATCCTACCCTCCTTTCAAAAAGCTGATGTGGGAATATTTTATCTTCGTGGG